AATTTTTAAAAGACGATCCAGCTTATATTAAAAAAGTAATGGATGATTATAAAAAAACAGGAACCGTAAGATCAACAGGTTCTAATATTGGTAAGGAACGTAAAACAATTAGAAGTGTTCTTAAACAGTTTGACCCTACGTTTGAAACAGGAGAAGCTCCTTTAAAAAAAGGAACAATACCAGAAGGTAAAACAAGAAATTTAAAAACTAGAAGAGCGTCAGAAACAATAGGTAGTAAAAAAGCTGGAAAAGCGACCCTTGATCAAACTAAGTCTTTATTTAAAAATATTAAAGAAACCAACAAAGTTATTAAAGACCTTCCTGTAGAAGACATAGCTAATAACAAAGCAATGATTAATTCTGCACGGCTTATGTTTAAAAAATCAACTGGGGAAGTTTCTTTTGATGGCTACACAGAAAATGATCCTAATGTAAAATTAAAAAAGAAACCAATCTATAAAACAGATATGGAAATGGCTAAACACATAAAATCAAAATCAAAAAATACATTTCTTCATCCAGAACACATCGATGGTTTAAAAAAACAAAACTCCATGTATCCCAGATCTATTCAAGCAGCAAGTTATATGGAAAACGCTATATTAGATCAATTTAGATCTTATGTTAAAAAGAATGGAAAATCTTCTCCATCTATTGATAGGTATTTAAAATCAAGAGGACTTAAAATTAGCGTTGACGGAAAAAACTACGGTTCTTTCTCAGAACCAAAAAAAGGAGGTGTTATATTTGATACAAAAACAAACACATCAAATATCGTAAACGAAAATATAAGAACCTTGGGAGTTAATTCAACAGGTGGTTCAGGAATGAAATTTTTAAAAGGTGTTGTTAAAAAAATTCCTTATTTAGGTGTTGCTTTAGGAGTTAGTTCAGTAAGTGAAGCCACAGAAATGGGTATGGAAGATCCTAGAGATTTATTTGTTGCTTATAATGTAGATCCTATAACAGCTCTTAAAAATAAAATTATGCGTGAAGATACAACAGGCCAAGCTGTAGCAGAAGAAATTTCTAATCTACCAGACATATCTGCTGAAGCAGCTTTACCTATGGATGAAACTGAAACAATCTTGCCTATGGATGAAACTATGATGATGGCACAAGGTGGCCGAGTTAATTTTGGTGAAGGTTCCCCGGACCCTGATTTTATAAACATGGCCATAGCTGCAGATCAAAACGATAACATACCTATTGAAGACAAAACATTTTTAGGTATGTCTATAGCAGACAACCCACTTAAAAACTTTAATGAAATGATAGACCCAAGAGCCTACCCATACTATGGACAAAAAATTGTTGAGGGTGCAAGTAGAATACCAGAGTATGCATTTAGAACTGTACCTGCATTAGGACAGGCAGCTTATGATATTGCTACAAAAAGGCCTGAGGGTAAAATGGATAGATTTATGAAAACAATTTCACCAACAGTTACAAACAAAGCACAAGAAGCTATTGGTTTAACAAAATTAATTGAAGATACAGAAAAAAATAGAACTGGAGCACAGCAACAAATGGGAGGTCAACTTGAGTTTCTTGCAGAAATTCCAGGACCAGCAACACCATTTGGTCTTTTAGCTAAAACACCTAAATTTATAAGACAAATTAGAGGACTTGCAGGATCTAGTAAGGGTGCAAAAGAACTTGAAACAAAGATTAAAGATAAACTTGACACAGTTGACCAAGGTCGAAGAGACACTCTTTTAGCTATGGGAGTAACTGGAGCAATGGGGTTAGTAAAAGCTTTAGGTTTAGATAAACTTATACCAGTAGCCAGTAAAGCTGCACAAAAAACTGCACCCATAGTAACTTCAGGCGGCACACCAAAATACTTCTTTGACTTTGTAAGTTTAATTAAAAAATCAGGTGATGACATTACAGAAACAGCTTCAACAGTTGAAAGACAGAAAGTTTATGATTACAACGGATACACACTTACTGAAGATTTAGCTACTGGAGAAAAACGTATAAAAACACCAGACTCTAATTCTGAAGGTGTATATCAAGAATCAGAAATGTTCTATAAACCAGGAGAAGATATTGTTAATGAAAAAACTGGTAAAAGTATAAAATCTATAGATGAGTATACAGAATCCACAGCTAAACCAGACCGTTATGGCGATATAGCTGATGCCGAAGAGGGTATAGACGATATTGATGAGATACTTGAAATTTTAGGTAAAGACGGTAAAAAATATAGTTTAGATGAATTAGGAGACATGGGACTTAATCCATCAGGACTTGATTTAAAAAATATTTTAAAAGACCCCACAGAAGCTAATCTTCTTAAGGGAGAAGATAAGTTTGAAGACGTTTTGCGTAGAGTATACTACAAGTCACAAAGAGGAGGAGGCAAGCCAGAAAAAGCAGGCGGCGGTATTATGAAGTTAGCTGGAGATGATTCAGGACCTCCACCAACGTCAGGACCTGATTCTGAGGGCTTGGCTTTAATATTAAAACGTGGTAGAAAATACTAGGAGTATAAATGGCAGAGATAGATAAATCACTCCCCAACAGCATTAGAACGTCCGTTGAGATAGATGGGCCGGAAGTTGACGTTGAGGAAACACAAGAACAACAACCCGAACAACCAGTAGAAGTTACACCAATGGAAGACGGCGGTGTTGAATTAAACTTTGAACCAGGAAAAGTAAATATTCCAGGCACAGAAAATCATTACGACAATTTAGCAGAATTATTACCTGAAGACATTTTAGATCCTATTGGACTAAACATGAGATCAGACTATGCAGAGTACAAAACATCTAGAAAAGAGTGGGAGCAAGCTTATGTTGAAGGACTTGATTTATTAGGATTTAAATACAACAACAGAGCAGAACCTTTCCAAGGTGCATCTGGTGCAACACATCCTGTGTTAGCAGAAGCCGTTACACAATTTCAAGCTGGAGCTTACAAAGAATTATTACCTTCTGAAGGACCTGTTAGATCACAAATTTTAGGTAAAATAGATCAACCAAAAGAACAACAAGCTCAACGTGTAAAAGATTTTATGAATTATCAGATCATGGAAAAAATGGAAGAGTACGAACCAGAATTTGATCAAATGTTATTTTATTTACCATTATCAGGATCTGCTTTTAAAAAAGTTTACTATGACGATTTACTACAAAGAGCCGTATCTAAATTTGTACCGGCAGACGATCTAGTTGTTCCTTACACCGCAACATCATTAGATGATGCTGAAGCTATTATACATGTTATTAAAATGTCTGAAAACGATTTACGTAAACAACAGGTTGGTGGTTTTTATGCTGACATAGAATTACAATTACCTTCTAAAATGGAAGATAAAGTTACAGACAAAGAAAGAGAATTAGAAGGAACTAAAGCTACAGGAAGACAAGAAAATATTTACACATTATTAGAATGCCACGTTAATTTAGATTTAGAAGGCTTCGAAGATGGTGGACAAAACAATGAACCAACAGGAATAAAATTACCTTACATTGTAACGATTGAAGAAGGTAGCGGAAAAGTTCTTTCTATTAGAAGAAACTTTGATCCAAATGATCCAACGAAAAATAAAATTCAATATTTTGTCCACTTTAAATTTCTGCCAGGACTTGGGTTTTACGGACTTGGATTAATCCATATGATTGGCGGATTAAGTAGAACGGCAACGGCTGCTCTCCGTCAATTGTTGGATGCAGGTACATTATCAAATTTACCGGCTGGTTTTAAACAAAGAGGCGTAAGAGTTAGAGATGAAGCATCACCAATACAACCAGGTGAATTTAAAGATGTAGATGCACCAGGAGGAAATTTAAGAGATGCGTTTTATCCATTACCTTACAAAGAACCATCACAAACATTATTACAATTAATGGGCATTGTAGTTCAAGCAGGACAAAGATTTGCATCTATTGCAGATATGCAAGTTGGTGACGGTAATCAACAAGCTGCTGTTGGAACAACAGTTGCATTATTAGAACGTGGATCAAGAGTAATGTCTGCTATACACAAAAGATTATATTCAGGTCTTAAAAAAGAATTTAAATTATTAGCGAACGTATTTAAAAGTTATCTACCACCAGAATATCCTTATGATGTTGTTGGCGGTGAAAAAACAATTAAACAAACTGATTTTGATGACAGAGTAGATATTTTACCTGTTGCAGATCCAAACATATTTTCTATGACACAAAGAATATCTTTGGCTCAAACAGAATTACAATTAGCTACGTCAAATCCACAAATACATAACTTAAATCAAGTTTACAGAAATATGTATCAAGCATTAGGTGTAAAAAACATTGATGAAATATTACCACCACCTGCTCCAAAAGCACCAAAAGATCCTGCGCTAGAACACATTGATGCTATAGGTGGTAAACCTTTTCAAGCTTACAGAGGACAAGATCATACAGCACATATAACAGCGCACTTAAATTTTATGGCAACTAATTTAGTTAGAAACAATCCACCAGTAATGGCGGCGATGCATAAAAATATTTTAGAACACATAAGTTTAATGGCTCAAGAACAAATTGAATTAGAGTTTGCAGATATGTTACAACAAGCACAGATGTTGCAACAACAAGCACAGTCAAATCCACAAGCTCAACAACAGCTACAACAGATGAATATGGACATGGAAGCAAGAAAAGCTGTGTTAATTGCAGAGTCAATGGCTGATTTTATGAAGGAAGAAAAAGAAATTACGTCACAATTTGATTCAGACCCTCTATTAAAACTAAAATCAAGAGAAGTTGACCTTAGAGCAATGGAAAATCAACGTAAAGCAGAAGCAGATGACGAAAAATTCAACATTGATAGAGCAAAATTAGTGCAAGCTAAAGAAATTAGCGATGATAAGCTAGAACAGAACGAAGATTTAGCGGAATTACGTTCTCAAACGTCAATTGTTAAACAACAAATGTCAAATAGCTTTAAAAAAGACTCAAAATAAGATAACAATATAACTAGGAGATAAAAATATGATAAATTACAAAAAATCTAAACCAGTTAAGATTGAAGAAGGTAAAGTTATTACTGATCCAAGATCTGAAACTAGTATTAGAGGCAAAAATCTTATTAACGAAGGTAATAAAAACCCTGTTAAAGGATCTGGAGCTGCTAGAAAACAAAAAGACGTAACCTGGTACTAATATGTGGTTTTCGGCAATTAAATTAGCCGTTTCTGCGGGTAGTAAAATTTATGCTAACCGTCAGAAGACGAAGATGGCAATGTCTGATGCACAGCTTATGCACGCATCTCGTATGGCTTCTGGAGAAGAAGCTTACCAAGGAAAACTTTTAGAATCAAGAGATTCTGACTGGAAGGACGAGGCGGTATTAGTAATCCTCAGTTTGCCTATAGCAATTTTAGCTTGGGCAGTGGTATCGGATGACCCTACAGCAATGGACAAAGTAAAGTTATTTTTCGAGATGTTCTCAGAATTACCTAAATGGTTTACAAATTTATGGATACTTGTAGTTGCTAGTATTTACGGTATAAAGGGTACACAAATATTTAAAGGAACAAAAAAATAAGGAAGGAGACAAAAAATGGCAAATAGATTATATAATAAACAAATTAAAAAACCCGGGTTTTTAAGTGGTGGTCAAGTTAAACTTGATAAAAACAAAAACGGAAAAATAGACGCTCAGGATTTTAAAATGATGAAAAAAAAACCAAAGAAAAAATAATG